CAATCATGCGACGCTTGAAGGATATTGTGCCTCTTATTCACGGGCGGTGCGTGCGGAATTAGCGTTACAGAATGGATTTGAAGATATCATAAAGCTTTATACCAAAACAGGGGATAGTTACGAGGTACAAAAAAAGAAAAATGCTGTATCTATCGCCGAGAAAGCATGGGGACAAGTTAAAATGTTTGCGGTCGAGCTGGGGATAACTACTTCAAAGGGTAAACAAGAAGAGTCAGAAGAGAAATTATCCCCTCTTGAGAAAATTTTACGCGAAGCTGAAACCAAACCACGGTAATGTATGATAGACAAGAAAATCTCCAATCGTGCGATAGCGTTTTTTCGGGGCTTACGGCACACGACTGGCCAATGGGCAGGGGAGCCGTTTCAATTACTTGACTGGCAAACGCATGTACTTACTGAGGTATTCGGTACATTAAGAACTGACGGGACCAGGCAATATCAGAAAGTTTATATTGAAATCCCAAAGAAAAACGGAAAATCCGAATTTGCAGCGGGGTTAGCGCTTTATTTACTCATAGCGGATGGTGAACCTGCCGCTCAGGTTTACTCGGCGGCCACGGATCGGGACCAGGCGGGGATTGTCTACCAGGCTGCTAAGATTATGGTTGAGGAGAGCCCGGAATTAGAGGCGCGCTGTTCTATTCTGGACGGGACCAAGCGTATAACTGTCCCGCGTACTAATTCATTTTATCGAGTCCTCAGCTCGGAAACATACTCAAAACACGGTTACAATATTTCAGGGTTAGTGGTTGATGAGGTTCATGCCCACAAAGATCGCGGGCTTATCGATGTTCTTACTAAGGGTTCCGGCGCAGCTCGCCGGCAGCCATTGTTTGTTTTTATCACGACATCAGGAATAGACCGTAACTCTATATGCTGGGAGATGCACGAATATGCGTTACGGGTTCTAAAATTCAGATACCCAGAAGAGTACGATTGGGTACAAGGGCAACCAATCGATGACCCTGCGTTTTACGCGGTGATCTATGGACTCAAAGATGATGACGATTGGACGGATGAGAAAAACTGGTACAAAGCTAATCCCGCGCTGGGGCATATTTTAAACATAGAAGAATTCCGTAAATCCTTTCAGGATGCACAGCAAAATGTTGCGGAAGAGAATCTTTTTAAACAATTAAGATTAAATATTTGGGTGAAAAGTTCTTTGCGTTGGATGAAAATGATCGATTGGGATGTGTGTAATGCTCCCATTGATATTGAAATTAATAATGATTGTTATGCAGGGCTTGACCTGGCCTCCACGACGGACCTGGCGGCCTTGGCCTTGGTTTTTCCGTGTGAAGATTTTTATAAGGTCCTGATGAAATTTTGGATACCGGAAGATAAGGCCTTGGAAAAAGAAAAACATGATCAAGTGCCTTATAATGAATGGGCAAAGCAGGGATTCGTAACTCTTACTCCGGGGAACGTAATAGATTATTCATATATCAGAGAGGAAATCCGCGAGATACGCGACAATTGCAATTTAAGAGAGTTAGCCTTTGATCGATGGGGCGCCACAAAATTAATTCAAGATCTCCAAGAAGATGGTTTTGTATTAGATGAAAAAGAAAAAGGCCCCCTGATAATCCCATTCGGGCAGGGGTTTGCTTCAATGTCATCTCCGACAAAAGAACTTATGACACTTGTTTTAAGTAAGAAAATTATCCATGGAGGCAATCCTGTTCTTCGATGGAATGCTGACAATATGGTGGTACGCTCAGATCCCGCAGGGAATATTAAACCGGACAAAGAAAAGGCCAAACAGAAAATTGACGGTATGGTTGCCCTGATCATGGCGCTGGATAGGGCGATTAAACATAAAACTCAAGGGCCTTCAATATATGAAGAGCGCGGAGTCTTGATTTTTTAGGGGAATAAATATGAAAATACCCTCATTGAAACAAATAACTTTAAATTTTATCGATAAAGTATTACCTGGGCGCGGATATATTCCGACAAATGGTTGGTATGACACCTCGACAACGACAAGCAGCACTGGGATTACAATAAGCAATTCAACAGCTTTAACTTGTGTAGCTTATTGGTCATGTGTGAGGTTATTGTCTGAGACGTTAGCGTCTTTACCGTTAATCACGTATCGCAGATTAACTCGTGGAAAAGAGAGGGCGTATGATCACCCTCTTTATATATTACTCCATGATGAACCTAATTCGGAAATGGATTCCTTTTCATTTCTGGAAACTTTAATGAGTCATTTAGTGATGACAGGTAATGCCTATGCTTATATTGATTGGGAAGATTACACAACTGTCAAGGCATTATGGCCGATGAGACCGGATAAAGTAACAGTCTCTCGTAACAGTAAGAACAAAATTGAATATCAGTATCAATTAGATACTAACAGAATTGTCATTCCATCTTATTCTGTCTGGCATATTCCTGGATTAGGATATGACGGACTAATAGGCTATTCGCCTTTAACGATGGCCAGGGAGTCAATCGGGCTCGCTTTAGCTACTGAAAAAATGGGAGCTAAATTATTTAGTAATGGGTTGTCTATCGGTGGAGTGCTTGAGCATCCTGGACAAATGTCGCCGGATGCACAGAAGAGACTCAGAGCATCGATTGAGACTGATTATCAAGGATTGGATAAAGCTCACAGATTATTAGTTCTTGAAGAGGGGATGAAATATAACAAAAACAGTATCCCCCCCAATGACGCTCAGTTCCTTGAGACGAGGAAGTTTCAACGGAGTGAGATTGCCGCTTTTTTCCATGTCCCGCCTCATATGATAGGTGATCTTGAAAAGGCGACATTCTCAAACATTGAGCAGCAAAGCCTTGAATTTGTAGTCTACACGATGCGCCCCTGGCTGGTAAGGTGGGAACGCTCCATTAAGAGGAGTTTATTATTACCAACTGAAAAGGAAGAGTATTTTGTTGAATTCCTTATTGATGGATTACTTCGTGGCGATTCTGCGGCCAGGTCGCAGTATTACCGCGAGATGTATTATCTCGGTGCAATGTCCCCGAACGATATCAGAGAAAAAGAAAACATGAATCCTATATCTGATCCGGCGGGTGATGAATATTTTACTCAACAAAATATGATTGCACTAAGCCAAATCAACAAAAGAACCGAATAATTTTATCTCTAATCTTATTGAAAACCGCTATAAAGGCGGTTTTTCTATTTAAGGAGGCATATATGGAACGCAAATCGTTCACTGGAATTGAATTAAAAAAGGATAAACCTGGTAGTTTTATAGCTCGTATAGCTACCTTGAATGTGATTGACAAAGATGGCGATGTGACCATTCCTGGCGCATTCCCAGTAGGGAAGTCAATTTTAATCTCATCTTATCAACATGGATCGTGGAGTGGAGGTTTACCAGTGGGCAAAGGTGGGATTGCTGAGAAGGGCGATGATGTGCTTGTCGAAGGTGAATTTAATCTTAATACTGACACTGGCAAAGAACATTACGAGACTATTAAATTTGCTCCGGAATTACAAGAGTGGAGTTTTGGGTTTACGGCTCTTGAGACTGAGGAAGGTGCTGATTGGAATGGGGTAAAAGTCTCACGAATATTAAAGAAAATTGACGTATTTGAAGCCTCCCCTGTTCTTAGGGGCGCGGGCGTAAATACGGCATTACTCGCAATTAAGTCTGAGGGTACTCCCTTTGCCGATGAGGTCGAGACGGTGCTTGCAACCGTACAATCCCTCATTGAACGTACTAAGTCGCTTGCTGACTTACGGAAAAAAGAGGGCAGGAACTTATCTCAGGCTAATCTTGAACGGCTTTTCAAATTAAAAGAAAAGCTCACTACCAGTATTGCCGAATTAAAAGCATTACTGGAAACCAAAGGGGAGACTGACGAGGCTGTAAAAGCCTTATTGAGTCTCTACAAAACTTATCTTACGGAGGTTTAAATGAAAACAAACTTAACTATGAAACAATTGCAAGAGCAAATAGCTGAAAAATCAAAGATAGTCGCTACTATTTTTGAGGAGGCCGGCGCTGACCTTGATTTCACCAAGGTTAAATGTCTGGGAGACGGTGATACTACTTCTAAAATAGAGAAGATCAAGGCGATAGAGTTGGAATTAACCGATCTTAAAAAAGATTATTCCGACATGCAGAGTGTTATCAATGCACGGAAACTGGCTGACGAGATGGCCGGATTCAAAGGTGAAATTCCACATAGCAATCCTGGAGAAATTACCCATGAAGCTAAATCAATCGGCAAGCAATTTGTCGAGTCATTGGCTTTCAAAAACAAAGGCGCTGTATCAATGCTTGACGTTGATCTGAAAACCATTGTCCGAACCGGTGCGGGATGGGCACCGGAATCGGTACGGCTCCCTCGTGTGGAGCTCTATCCGTTG